TATTGACGTTGAACTTCATATTATTAAACGATATTTATTCGTTTAACAATCTGACTTTGACCTAATGTGTTTTTGACTAAACTTTGATTTATCTTTTTCCTTTTTCTTAGAGTCCCTTTTCCTTTCGCGATCGGACTGTTCTCCCTTTGCCATTTTTAAGGATTCGCTTGAACTGTTTAATTGGCGAACGCAAGACCACCCATGCCGTTCTGGATCCTGAAGATGTTGTAGTTTACTGCGTACAGGTAATAGTTGGAAGGCTCGTCGGTAGACGAGGTGAGGCGAAGTTGCCCGTTATCCAGACGCGAGAAGTTGCAAGTACCATTGGGCTGATACTTGTCGGCCTTGAGAGCGAACGAGTACATCCAGGCACCTGAACCAGGGTTGGTGGCAGACGGAGCTGCCGCGTTGTCGCCCACCTGAAGTTCGTTACCGTAGGTGCTGTGGTGATACGCCTGAACGTGAGAGAAGTAGACGTTGGGCATGGGGTCGAACATGTCCACACCATTGAGAGTGATCTTGGCCTCCGAGAACGTGGTGGGAGTAGTCGTCAAGTCAGGGTCGGTCCACAGAAGGGCCTTGACGGGGTGATTGAAATAAGAAAGATCCCACAGACCAGTGCTCTCGCTCTGGATTCGCTGAACCTGAGTGATCAGCATCTCTCTGGGAGTGTTGGCCATCGCCGCGCGCTCCTCGGTATCGAGTTGAATGTAGTTGGCATAGAACTTTGCACCAGCGCCACTACCATGGTTGAAGTTCACGCGGAGTTCCACATCGTGGTACTGGAGCGCCACAAGCGGAAGCGAGCAGCCATACTCGTCGCAGCACGAGAAGTGCAGAGGGAGATAACCCCCATCGGTGATGCGAGTGTAAGCATCCGTCGAGCCGCTGCCACCGGACTGGATGGCGAACCCCTTGGACCCGCTATTGGCAAGGAACTGAGTGTAGAGTTTGGAAGCATACACAGAGTCATGCTCTTCAATCATCTGACCTCCGACATAGAGCCGGAACATCGTAGGGTTCACATCATCCACGCCAAACGAACCGGCATTGTCTGTGCATTTTGCCCAGATGTAAGACAAAAGGTCGCCCTTGCGCGTGATAGGCACGCTGACCGTGCTGTTCGCTGCAATGCTACCGGTCACCTGCAACTCCACCGGGTACTGGGCGAAGTTTGTATGACGCTTGTACATTGATTGGAAGAAACTAACCTCAGGTTTACCACTGAGGAAGGCATCCTGGGCCCCCTTGGCTACAAGATTTACCAGTGCTCCAGACATATCTTTACAATTGGGTATTAAAAAAATTACGCCACATTAACCAAATGGACAGGGTTCAATTTCAGACCTTGACCTGGGAAGGATATGACTATGAGGATCCTGCAACTGGTGAAACGCACTTCAGGGTCTATGCATTTGGTCGAACCGAAGATGGCAAAAGCGTCTGTGTCAAGTTTCCCTTCAAACCATTCTTCTATCTTGGCTACAAAATGGACAAAGATTCACCAAACATGACCCACGAGAAAATTTTGAAACTTCTTTTTGAGAAAGTTCTAAGACCGGACGCCAAGGAAGAACGTCTGCCTTGTGACAAACACAATCGAATGTGGTGTCGCGAGTGTCCCGAACACATAAAGGAGCACAAAGAATGGTCTGATTACAAATGGCCAACGGTTTATAAATTTGAAAGGCATCGCGCCACAAACTTGTGGGGATTTCAGGGAGGAAACAAGGTTCCTATGGTCAAGATGCTATTCAATACTAAGAAGTCCATGAGATCCATGGGTAACAAGATCAAGTTTCATTTCAGTTATGATTCAACATTCCAAAACTATGAAGCCAACTTGGATCCGGTCCTGAGGGTACTTCACATGTCCGGGTGTTCATCCACGGGATGGATAGAAGTACATGATCGTTCGCCAAAGTATAACGAGACCACATGTGACATCGAAATTGAACTCAATGGCTACGAGCAACTGACGCCACTTGAACGCCAAGACATTGCTCCCTTTCGCACGGGATCATTTGATATTGAGTGTTTCAGTGACTCGGGGGCGTTTCCCCAACCAACCAAAAAAGAAGATCTCGTATTTCAGATCGCGGTGACACGTCAGGACTATGGTCGTCCTGAACTAATGCAACAGGGTCTTTCGATTGGTCCGTGTCAAGAGGATCGGACATTGGTCTTTGACAATGAGAAAGATTTGCTTCTGGGCTTTAAGAAACTGGTTCATGAATGGGATCTTGACATCATCACAGGATGGAACGTTTGGGGTTTTGATTTTGAGTACATCATGCGTCGTTATGAAGGTGATTGGAAATTCATGGAAAAATTCACCGCCCTTGGGCGTTTCAAAGATGAGCGAGGTCGAAGCAAGTTGACCGAAAAAATGCTTTCTTCAAGCGCCCTGGGAGACAACAAGTTGAAGATGCTTCCTATGAGTGGTCGCTTCGTGTTTGACCTGATGCAGTTGGTCAAACGTGACCTCAACCTGGATTCATACTCCCTTAACAATGTCAGTAAGGATCTCCTGGGTGACAAGAAGATCGATATGCCGCCTATGGAAATCTTCGACCGATGGAGACGCCAAGATGCCAAAGAGATTGGAGAAGTCAGTGAGTACTGTATCAAGGATACCATCCTTCCGATTCAGATCATGGACAAGTTAAAGACCATTCCGAATCTGGTGGAGATGGCCAAGGCCACATGGGTTCCCATGAGTTTTCTCATCGAACGGGGTCAGCAGATCAAGGTATTCAGTCTGATGGTCAAGACGGCCACCGGTTATGAGTACTGCATTCCAACCATATATTCCAAGCGAGATCAAGACGATGAAGAAGAACAGGAGAAGTTTCAGGGAGCCACGGTCTTGGAACCCAAGAAGGGTGCCTACTACGAACCCATCGTGGCGCTAGATTTCGCCAGTCTGTATCCTTCGATCATGCGCGCTCACAACCTGTGCTATTCGACCTACGTGTTTGACAAGGCAAGCATCAACAAGAACTTTTACGAGTATGAAGAGTTCGAGATTCAAGGCGAGAAACACTACTTTGTATCCAAGCGCAAGGGTGAAGACGAAAAGGTATTTGCGCTGTTGCCCAAGATTCTTGCCGACCTCAAGAACTTCCGAAGTCAAGCCAAGAAGGACATGGCGAGGACCAAGGGAACTCCACTGGAAGCGGTGTTCAATGGTAAACAATTAGCCTATAAAATTTGTATGAACTCGGTGTACGGGTTCACCGGAGTGACCAAAGGGATGCTCGGTCTGAAGGCAATCGCGTCTGCGGTGACCTGTCGCGGACGTCAAATGATTGACGAGACCAAGGCGACGGTCGAAGGTAACTTTGAAGGGTCTGAGGTGGTCTACGGAGATACGGACTCGGTGATGGTCAAGTTCAAGCTAGATGAATCACTGACCACGGAACAAAAGATCGCCGAGGCGTGGAACCTGGGAGAGAAGGCGGCGGCGATGTGCGTCTTTCCACCACCCAACGAACTTGAGTTGGAGAAGGTCTATATGCCTTATATTCTCTACTCGAAGAAGCGTTACGCAGCTAAGATGTGGGTGCAGAACAAGAAGGGCGAAATGGAACTGGAGAAGGTGGACATCAAGGGTCTGCAGGTCATCCGAAGGGATCAGTCGCCGTTCAATCGAAAGGTGGGTAAGCAGATTCTAGACATCCTTCTGGATTCGAATGACTCGGCACCAGCACTGGAGTATGCCATGACAAAGGGCAAGGAACTTTTGGATGGAAAGGTTCCGAACGAGTTGCTCTTGGAGACCAGGTCACTCAAGGATGACGGCTTCAGATCCGACCTCGGCACCGATCCATCGGTCTACGAAACATATAACGCGTCAAAAAGCGAAAAAGATCAGGTCAAGGTCTACAACAAGAGGAATCTGCCCCATGTCTGGGTTCGTGACAAGATGTGGGAACGCCAACCGGGTTCCGAACCGAGGCAAGGAGAACGAGTGAGTTTTCTGGTGTCGGACACCGGGAATCCAAAACACAAATTGTTCGAGAAGGCCGAGGATCCAGTCTACGTGGAAGAAAAGAATGTTAAATTAGATTACAAATACTACTTTGAAAAACTGAAGAAGCCAGTGAACGATCTTATGGCACCGGTGATCGGTGACAAGGGTGACCCTCTAGAGAGTCTCATCCCCAAGATCACCACGGTCGATCAGTGTGAGACCAAGGAACAGATTAATAAGTTTTCGGCGAAAGATCTTCGCGAGTGGTGCGAAAAGCACATCACCCTGCCAAAGGGCATCAGCAAGTGGAAGAAACCGGACTGGGTCCACCAGGTCTGCGTCATCAAGAAGATCAACACGGCGACGGCGTTGGAGACCATGTTTTCCTTTGACAACTTTTAGGCGAGCGCAAGTTTCTCACCGACGTAGTACTTGTTGTAGGCCACCACCGGGTCGGGATCGTGGTAGGTGTCGGGCATGCACAATGGCACGGGCTCGACGTCCTCTTCTAGGTTCAAAACGCCATACTGAGACTTTAGTGAAACATTGTGAACACATTCTGGAATATGCTCTGCCAGCCACCGGGCATGCTCCAGACTGGCGTGAGGGTGCTTGTACCTGCGCTCAAACTCTTCACCCAACTCGATAGCCAACCGAGCAGCAAAGATGTAGTTGGTCTCCGCCGACCTCACCCAGATGGCCATGGGGTGGTTGACGTTAGAGATGCGTTTGTAGCCATGTTCGCCCTTCTTGTTCAGTGGACACTGGTTCATCCAATCACCACCCGGATGAAGTATATGCCATGCCGTATACATCATCTGAGTGATTTCCAAAATCATTTTGCCCACATGTTTGTTGATGTGCCTACTTGCACAAACTTTGGGATCCCACGAAAGTAAAAAGAGGTTCATTGTCTGAACTCTGAGCTCCAGTGGAGCTCGTCGCTTCGTCGTCGGTCCCTGAATAAAAATTAATGTCAGGTCATAATAGATGAGTCAAAAGATTGAAATCAAAGGAGCTTCGGGAGTGGCAGTCGATGCCTCGGCGCTTGAAGCACAAGAAGAAAGGTTGATTGGATTCACAAAGGAAACAAGTGACTTTATAAAAAAGATCCAAACTGCACTTTTAAATCCGACAGTGTTATTCGTGATGATTACATTTATTTTCATATTGGCGATTGAAACCCTGTGGGGATCGTACTTCAAGACGCAAGACTCCAAGGAGTTCGCCAAGGGAAATTCAGAACTTGTTCGAGCCATGACCTATTTCTCGTGGATAAGTGGCACTATTATTGCATTTGGTGTTACTATGTATTTGGCTGGTCCATTTTTGTTCGGAGATGTGTTCGGACAAAGAGATAAGGATATAATTGGTTATGTCACAGGTTCGCTAATTTTTGTATATTTCATAAATGCCATCGTGGCTGGTTCTGGTGGTGCACCAACCTACACCATCCTTGGCAATTTTCTCACCATAAAGTAAGATGATACAGGCAAGTATCGCATCATTGGCTATTAATGTTTTCTTACTTGAACTCATTCCTTTTATTTATGTGAAATCATTTGGATGCCCAGACTACCTCGCCAGTGAAGACAAAGAAAACATGATGCGCGGGACAAAGTGGTTCATTCGCCTTCTTGCGTTGGGTTTCTCACTGATAGTCGGATTATTCATCTTTGGTTCCAGCAACATGACACAATTCTATATCTATGCATCACTTGGTATGGCTGTGTTTGTGTTCCTCACCTTTTTTGGAATTCCCGTCGAGAAGTTTCTGTTCTTCAAGACGGACAGCCTAGAGGAAAGGTGCAAAAATTTCAAACCCAAATTTAAATTATCAGATAATTAATAGATGAGTGACAATCAGCCTCGTAAATATCGCAGCATTGCCACAGATTATTTCAATTATTTAACAACCAGACTAAAGAGAACAGATGCTCAGTATGATGCAAAGTTGTATTTCGGAGCATTACCTTTCCTTATGATGAGCATGGTCATGGTGATAGCCCTTCACGACCTTTTCTCTATGTTCCTACTTCGGTCCACCAAGAGCACGTGCAAGTTGATGGCGTGGGGTGGCGTGGGAAAGATTGTATTCATTCGATGGATGCTCTTAATTCCGGCAATCTTTTTCACGGTTCTGTTCACTAGCTTCTTCGCGACACTCGCTATACAAACCTGCGATGACGGTGATAAATTCTGCATCATTGAATTGCTGAATTACAAAATGATGTTCGTTGGAATCGTACTAGGTCTGACTGCGATGGCCATCTTTTATGCGTGGAAGCGCAGAAAGGAGGGTTCGGTTGAATATTTAATGATCGCGTCACTGATGGATCCCAACGGTGACGGACGCTCTAAGTTTTTGGACGAATGTAAGAATTCAGAGGAATTCAAGGACATCATGTCTAAGCAGAACACATAACACACTCGTCCTTATTTTCTATTGTGCAAGCCGCCTTGGCGACCGGGTCCACGGTGAATTGCACCGCCCTTGCCTTCGGGCGCGTCCTAAGATAGTACATACCCGTCTTTAGTCCCTGTTTCCAGGCATACATGTGCATGGATGAAATTCTACTCGTGTTTGGATCTTCCAAGAATAGATTCAAAGACTGAGACTGACACACGAAGCGCCCACGGTCGGCAGCCTGATCGATCAGCGTCTTCTGTGACATTTCCCAAACGGTCTTGTACTTTGCCTTGAGTTCATCGGGGATGGCTAGGTTTTGCACGGAACCATTATCACGAATGATCGCATTCTTGGTGTCGTTGTTCCATATGCCCAGTGAGATCAACTCCTTAATCAAATGTTTATTTATGACCACAAACTCACCCGCCAATGTTCTTCGGAGATACATGTTGCTGGTATATGGCTCGATGCACTCATTATTCCCAAGAATCTGCGAAGTAGACGCAGTGGGCATCGGTGCCAGAAGCAAACTGTTTCGCATTCCATGTTTCTTGACCTTCTCCTTGAGTTCGTCCCAGTTCTGGTTCAGTGGATACTTGGAAGGTTCCCACATGTCAAACTGAAGAATCCCTTTGGATGCAGGTGACCCTTCGAATGTCTCATAGGCACCATATTTCTTGGCTTCCTCCATACTTTCCGTGACCGATCCATAGTAGATTGCCTCGAAGATCTTGTGGTTCAACTCTCGAGCCTCTTCGGAGTCAAATGCCATATCCATTAGGATATAGGTGTCGGCCAGACCTTGCACCCCGATGCCGATGGGTCGGTGGCGCATGTTGGACTTTCGCGCGGGTTCAGTGGGATAGAAGTTTCGGTCGATGACCTTGTTCAGGTTGCGCGTGACCGTCCGAGACACGTCAATCAGTGACTGATAATTGAACTTCTTGGTCTTTGGGTTAACAAACTTTGGAAGTGCGATGGAAGCAAGATTGCACACTGCAGTTTCATCCTTGTCTGTATATTCCACGATTTCGGTACACAAGTTGGAACACTTAATGGTCCCCAAATTCTTTTGATTACTCTTTTCATTGCACGGATCCTTGAAAAGCATGTAAGGAGTTCCGGTCTCCACCTGGCTACGAAGAATCCTCTGCCAGAGAGTGTGGGCATCCATAGTCTTCACTGCCTTTCCTTCTTGCTCATAGCGTTCATAGGCTTCCTTGAAGGCATCTCCATAAAGTTCCGGAAGATCCTTGGTGTCATCGGGCGAAAACAAAGACCACTTGCCACCATCCTGAACCCTCTCCATAAACAAGTCTGGAATCCACAGAGCTGAAAAAAGATCCCTGCACCTCGCCTCTTCGTCACCTTGGTTAAGTCTCAGATCCAGAAACGCCTCGATGTCCGAGTGCCAAGGTTCAATATAAACTGCGATGGACCCCTTCCTCCGTCCGGCTTGGTTGACATACCGTGCGGTGGCATTGAAGACCCGGAGCATCGGGATGATACCGCTAGAGGTTCCATTGGTTCCCTTGATGTGTGATCCATCCCCACGTACATTGTGGATGTGCATTCCGATTCCACCTGCCCACTTGCTGATCTGGGCACACTCGTGGGCTGTCTTGTAGATTCCATCGATGCTGTCGTCCTTCATGGCTACTAAGAAGCACGAACTCATCTGGGGCTTTGGGGTCCCGGCATTGAACAAGGTGGGTGTTGCGTGGGTGAAGTAGCCCTGTGACATCAGCTCGTAGGTCTCCTTGGTCCTCTCCCAGTCATCCCCATGAATACCCAGAGATACGCGCATCCAAAGGTACTGAGGACTCTCCATGAGTTTTCCATCAAGTCGTTGGAGGTAGGATTTTTCCAATGTCTTCAAACCGAAAAAGTTGATTTGCATATCCCTGGCGTGAACAATGGCTTCATTGACCGTGGACCTTCCGATGGTTTCGATGGAGTTCCACAAGTCTTCACTGATGATCTCGGCTTCCCTCAACTTCCACATGGCATCGGAAAAGGTCATTGGAATCTGCTTTCGGATGCTGCTAGCCACCACCCTGGCAGCGAGGTCTTCATATTCGGTCTGAATGGTGGACATTCCTACGGCAGTTTCGGCGACAAGGGCATCAATTTCGGTCGACTGGATCCCGTCATACAAGCTATCGATAACCTTTTGGCTAATGAGTTCTACATCGATAGCTCTCTTCATTTCTGTAGTCATTAAGTTCTTGAGGCGTTGTGTAATCTTATCAAACTTCATGACAACAAATGATCCATCGCGCTTCTGGATCTTCATCTTGCTAATACTATGGTTGAAATCTTTAAGAGCGATTTCACGGACGCTGGATGGAGTAGCGGTACACCTTGGTCACCGGGTCACTTGAACGCACGGCGGTCCCTCCTGGCGCCCTGGCGAGGAGCTGGGTGGGGCGGTTGGTGTAAGTGTTGCACATAAACTTGGTATCCGGAGTCACGTGACTGGCCGGGAACTGGTTGTCAGCCGTCTTAGGCTTGACGTAAACAAAGGGATTGTGATCAATCACCAGTGGTTGCATGTCAGGAAAGCAGGCAGGCATCCTTTACTTATCAGTAGCAAATAATTTTTCATACATACCAGTTCCAACTCCATAATATTTGTCTGTCCCATGAATCCCCACTGCAGTGTCAATGTCGCCTAGCGTCTCTATTCCAAACTTGAAACAAATATTCATGGTGGGTAATTTGAAATCCTTCTGGCGTCTCATGCACTTGGTGAACGCCACGTCCTCTGGAAGTTTTCGTTCTTCGTCTGTAAATGTTTCGCACACCTTGATCATGGCGCCCTTTCTACGAAGTGATAGACCACCATTCATGATGAACTCGGATTCACTTAAAGTTCCGCACAATGGTCCAATATAGTCCCATTCGAGCATGTCATCACTTGGTTCCCTGAGAAGTAGGCAGTCCATCTGAAATATCAGGATGTGGTCTTCGCGAAACTTTTTCCAGAAAGACGTATCCATAAGCAAATAATTGTACATGGCGATGTTCATCTGTTCTACATCCAATACTATTGGAATAAACGTTCCTCCTACATGTTCTTTTACAAATTCAATAACCTTCTTGGGTCCCACGACATATAGATTCCACCCTGGAAGTCGATCCAGGGCATTCTTTATGACCAAAGGAAGCCAGTAACCACACCGCGTCTCCACTATAACCATGGCCTTGGAGCCTTGATGGTTGTAGGAAGCTTGAATATCACTGCGTTCCACGTATTGATTCAGGAACTTTCCACAGTTGTATTCCATTCTATTAGTTCATTTCATTTTTTACTTTGTGATTTTACTCGGACTCATCGAAGCTCCCATCATCCTCGTCAACATCATCGTCATCATCGACAAAGGCGTACTCGGTGAGCTTCTGAGAAGGCGTAACTCTCAGTTGCTGGAGGCGAATCGTGACACCAAACTTGGTTCCCACGAACCAGATGCTTGCGATGTGTACGATCGCAGTTGCGTACTGACCCTTCTCAATCTTGTTGAGATCAAAGGGCTGGCGGTCGGTGGTAAAAACCTGAGGAACAAAGGTGCCATCCTGGTTAGCCAATACCTTGGTCTTGAAGATAGGAGAATACTTCTCATCAGCCGGAGGCTTGAAGAGTGCAGTGTAGAGTGCCTCGCGCACCACAGTCTCGTTCATAGCCTTTCCGAGATATGTCTCAGCATTCTCAACGACCTTGGTCACCACCAAGTCATCAAACTTCTTGATAAAATCAACGAAGGATGGATCGTCAGCAGCCATAGGCAGGTTGTAGCTGACCTTTCCGTTAGCGTCCTCAAAGACACCAAGACCAAAGGGGACCTTCATCTTGGGGAGCTGAATAAAGAGTTTAGAACCACCACGACCATTGAGGTAGATGGTCTTGCCGTTGTTGGCATTCTTGCGAATGTCAGAGAAGGTCACGTCGGAGAGCGAGAGATCGGAGAACTTGATAACAGAGGAAGCCATGTTTGTTTTTCGTACTTACCTTTGTTTTCATTTCTTTAAGACGTTTGTTCAGACGAAAATTTTGTGACCAATAAGTAAAAGATGAAGGTTCCCACGTGGATGTTTGTTGTTGTTGCTATTATTGCTGCTATTTTCATCTGGCGTCGTACCCAGGAGGGTCTTCGTCCCGACTTCACTCCTAGGTGCAAGGAACTTCTTGCAATCCCAGTGGCCAGGATCTTTCCGGATGCCTTGGTCCCGGATCGCAAGGAGGACGCTCTTGAGAAGTTCAATGACTTAAAGGATAAGTTGGACGAGCAGGCGCTGATGGGAAATAAGCTGGCCACCGAGTGTCGTCTCATTGTGGACAACTTGATGAAGCAGCTTCGCGAGCACAACATGGAGGGGTTCTCAGATTCCCTGAAAAAACTTCTGTTGTAAAAGTATAATGATGTTCGATATGCTTCTTCGTGATCCCAAGGTGATGGCTTCCATCCAGGCCGCCCTCCTGTTCCTCATCGTGGCGAACCCCGCCACCTACCGTCTGGTCCAGATGATCTTCGGTCGCCTTTTCAAGGTTGCCAACGCCACCACCGGATGTCCGTCATCAGCCGGTCTGCTTCTGCACGCCGTGGTCTTCGGTCTCCTTTCCTATGGTCTCATGATGCTCAAGCGCCCGGCCGTGGTCGTGGTCGCCGAGGAGGCCGAGAAGGCCGGCGAGGGTCTGCTCGATGCCGCCGAGGATGTCGCCGTGGATGTCGTCAAGGCCGAGAAGGCGATCGCCGCCGAGGTCATGGGTCGCGAGGGTATGTACTACAAGTAAATTTTAATAGTAAGTAATTACAAATGATTATGATTACGCGAGTTATGCTTGCTGCCGTCCTGTTCTACGTGGTGTCTAACCCCGCCACCTACAAACTGGTCGAGAGTTTGCTCGGGCGTTTCTTCAAGATCGCCATGAACGGGTCACCGACCCCCGCCGGACTTGTGGTCCACACGGCAGTCTTTGCTGCCCTTTACTATCTGCTTGCGCCCATGGTGTCCAACCTGGATGCCAAGGAGTATCGTTCGCTTATTGATGCCAAACTTGCCGATGCCAAGGATCGCAACGAGAACTTTGACGATGTTCTGATGACCCCACTCAAGGTCGCTACTGCCGAAGAAGAGACCGAGGCCGTGAAGAAGGGCGAGTAAGCGTCTTCGGTGTTTTTGGTGTAAATTTAATAACATTTGGCTTCCGTTTGCGTTTGGCTTGAATCTTACCCAACTTAAGTGCTTTCATAGTTGGGTCATTTGTCTGCGCAGTAGGTTGTGTTGTTATTACATTTAGAGCAAATATCAGTGCCGCTGGAACAATAAGTGCACTCATCTTTCTATTATCATCTATTAAAATCTCCCCCTTCTTCTTCTTTCACCCTTCAACTTCCATTTTCTTATCGGTCCCTTATCTTTCTTTTTCACTATCGCCTTTGTATGTCTCTTTCTTAGTGGGGCTTCTATTGGTATTTCTTTGGGTGGGACGTAGCGCCTTGGTCGCTGCCGCGCTGTTCGAACAATTTTAGATAACAACTGGTCTGGCATCGATTTGCCTATACTTTTTCGGCACGCGAGATCCAAAACACACACAATGTCCCCGAAGGATGGCATCCTTACAATGAGTTGCGAATTTTATCGCAGTACCGATGTTTGAATTCTTCTTTGATGTGAACAATTCTACGATATTCTTCTGGGTCCACCAATGCCTTCAACTGACGTGAAATGTTTGCATTTTCATCAATCTTAAAACAATAGTGTTCGCGCATGGCTTGGCACACTGGCCAGGCGGTCTTGCGCAAAAGTTGAACTTCCTGTTCGAGGTCACAAAGTCGTGGGAGAATTATTTCACGCAAGAGTTTCTGAACGTCCCTTACGTGGAATTCTTCGAAGTCCATTTCTAATCTATTATAACAAATTATTCTTTAACAAACGTTGTGGGCATCATATTCAGGATCGTCGCTACGTCGTCGCGATTCCCCTCTCCATAAATGAGAGCCATTCCCAAGTCTGTTCTATCGGCATCGGGGTAGATCTCATCAACCATTTCCTTAATGTATTCAAAAAAAGAACACTGGTGGTCAGTAAGTTCCTTATTCTCACCCCAACGCTGATAGTCGAGCCACGTTCTAAATTCATCTGGTTCGACCATGAGATAGTGTCCGAATAGGTATCCGGGGTTGAGTTCTTCTTCCGTTGGACGAGACCAGGTCTGTTGTGGTCTGGTTCGTCCAAGGTGATATTTTGCCCATATTTGGCATACGAGTATTGCCCATAAGCGCTTGAACTCATCATTCATTACTAAGATTGAAGTCTCATGAAATCTTTAACATATTCCACATACCCCATTTTTGAGATCTTTTTCATATGGGACATCACCCACGCCATGGAACTTCCCGAATGTAGATCCAGTAGTTTCATGTGACTAAGAAGAGGTTTGGCGGTATCCGTGTACTGAAACCCCGTCTTGTCGCCGTGTGCAATCAGGGCGTCCCACAAATTGGCCTTGAACATTGCCTGATAGACATCTAACAATAGGGCGCGTGAATATTTGTCTGTGATATGGTCGAAACTCATTTCTGATTGGTTAACTAACCAATTCTTTAAGCGGCATCGACTGGAGCGTCCGGATCGGGATATCCGTGAGACAATTTGAACTTGGCGTAGAGAAGTTCATAAAGATTTCCAGTAGGCACCTCGTCATACTCGATTAAAGTATTCCACGATCCAAGGGACGCCTTTCCATCCTTCCTCGCTTGTTCGTCCAACCAATAGTTGAATCTGCACGAGAGTGTGTACCTGTAGATGGGTTCACCAATGTTTTCCGGTTCAGGATTTTCAAGGGTTGCAGAAACGGTCCCCACCTGCCTTTTTGAGATAGTGGGCGTGTTCAAACCAGTAGAAGCCCATGTGGCCTTCAAAGTCATACCGTAATCCCTAAAATCAAAATTGCGATCCACAGTAACACCCATTTATTATAATGGCATAATTTAAATGGTTTATATTGGCGTGATAATTGCCGTGGGGTTTTTAGCATTCTATGGTTATTTCATCTATGTAGTGATTCGCGACACGTGCATATTTAACAAAGTTGGAACGTTATAATCATTATCTAGGGTTCAAAAACTCCCTAACAAATGAGTATATTAACTTAGTTGCTGAAGGCGAGGCCACCCATGCCGCTCTGGATCCGGAGCACGTTGTAGTTCACGGCGAACATGTGCATGTTGGTGGTGCGCTCGGTGTTGGCCTTCTGCACAACCTCGACCTGAGCATTATCAATTCTCGAGAAATTGCAGGTTCCGGTGGGCTGGTGCTCCTCGGGCTTGAGCGCGAAGGAGTAAGAGTAGATACCCGGGTACGGGTTACCGCTGTGGTGGTAGAAGGGCTGCACCTGGTTGAAGTACTTACCGGTCTGCTCCTTGAACCGGTCCTGACCGTTGAGGATCAGCTTGAAGGTCGACAGAGGACCGACAGAGGTGACGGCACCCACGGCACCATCCTCAATCCACACGTTGGAGTTGACACCGTCCTGGAGAATCATAGGGGCGCCACACACATTAGGGGAGACATAGCAGTTGGCACCGGCGTCAGACACGGGGAGGGTGGAAACCTCAGTAAAACCGATGTTGGAAGTGGTATCCCACATGTCCTCATCGGTGGCGGTGGTCCCGGTCCCGGAGAAGCACCAGACGAGCTCCTTGACGGGGTGGTTGTAGGACAGGCGCACCTGCTTGGTCCCGGCGGCGGTCACGGTGTCCACACCAGTGTGCTGCACCTGCTCGATCAGGTACTCGTGACCCTTCTGGGCGAACCGGCGGCGCTCCTCGGTATCCAGGTACACGTAGTTACCCCACACCTTAAGGCCGGAGCTGGTCAGGTAGGTCGTGAACAAACTGCTCAGCGTAATGTCCAGTCGCACTTCATGGTACTGGAGCGCGATGAGAGGGAGGTAAAGCCCTGGGTTGCGGTTGAAGAAGAAGATCAGGGGCAGGTACACCTTGCCGTTGTCAAGAGACGCCGAGGTCATCTTACCGTACTGCACGCGCTTCGCCTCATCGAGGTAAAGCTCGGAGTACAGACGCCACCACTTCTGGTAGTGCTTATCGATGCGCTGACCACCGATGGTCAGCTCGATATCAGCGATGGCACGCTCGGCAAGCCACTCGGCAGACGCTGTTCCAGACGCTGAGAGATAATCGGTAACCTTCGAGACCATCTCCATGTACATCTCACCGATGAGATCACCGTTACGGGCAACCGTCACGGACAGACGGGCGTTGTTACCCGCCGAACCGTTCACGACCTGCTCGATCGTCTCCATCGCGAAGTTAGTGTGGCGCTTGTACACCGCCTGAAAGAAAGTCACCTTAGGGCTTCCAGTCAAGTATACATCCTGCGCTCCATATGCGACCAATTGCATAAGTCCTCCCGCCATAGTTTG